AGGTTGTCGTAAGCAACAGCAATAGTTCCAGCAAAACATACTAAAAAGATAAACATTTCTTTTTTCATTATGCTACAAATTCCTCGCCTGGTGTCCATGAACACCCTGTTAATCCACCAGCTTTCAACGCTTGGAGGGTTCTTAAAACTTCATCTGCGTTTCTTCCTGTATCTAACGCATTTACTGATACATGTTGAATTATTCCCTCAGGATCAATTATGAAAGTTGCTCTATAACACACTCCATTTTCTTCGTCAACTATGCCAAGTTCTTTGGATAGTTTTAGACCGCAGTCTGCCGCAAGGATATGTTGTATATCCCTAATTAAAGAGTTATCTTTCTTCCAAGCAAGTTTACAAAACTCATTGTCTCCGCTCACACCAATAACATCAGCATGCTCAGTTATACTATCCATTGCCGCAATCTCTGTTGGACAAATGAATGTAAAGTCTTTTGGGTAAAAATATACTACTGTCCATCCAGACAATAGTATATCTACATCAATGAAATCATTTTCTTCATTGACACCTTGCATAGAAAAATCTGGAAATTTATCTCCTACTGTTAACATAATAACCCCCTACGAAATGTCGAATTCGTCAGAGATTGATTCGTCTGGAGTAGAGTTACTAGCTCCTTCACGTAATCTGTCAAGTAGTTCTTTTTGTGCATCCGCTGTTGGTCGAGTAAGTACTTCGTCCATTGACTTAAGTTCTGCGATGAGTTCCATCTCAGCATCGTCTAAAGCTCTAGGTTTGCATTTAAGAGCCTGTAGTTGATATTCAACATTGTAAGCCATTGGTCCAGTCTTAACTCTCTTAAAGTAAACATCCCAACCAGTAGCTGTGTCAGTTGGATCACCAAGATCTTCTGCTGCAACCATTATCTGCTCGAGTAATTTTTTCTTTAAGTTTAGTACTTTTACTTTTCCATCGTGGATACATTGGATAGCATAAGACCAACCGCATTTAAGTTCAGGATGATACTCTCTCACCCAGTCTTTTTCTACATTGGTAAATGCTTCTGCGTCTCTATCGAATGATAGACACTCGAATGGTAAATTCTTACCGTTTTCGCCTTTCAACCAGTAAACATAGCGAGGAAGCATATCCCCTACCATTCTTACTTTGTTGTCGCCTTCGACATATTGATAACTGTCGATTTTATTCTTTTGGGCTTCGCCCTTGGTTTGATTAAATTTTATTGCCATTTTAATTCCTTTAAAGTGATTTCTTCAAATAAAAAATGTATTCTGTCATTTTCTACTCGTAGTAATCTGTTGTTTTTAATACTGTCCTCGTCCCCTGTAAAGTGGAGGAGGTCTAATGTGGTATCTTTATTTTTTTGATATTCAAAATAATTACGCAATGATGCGATACCTGCATACTGTGCAATCTCGCCATCTGAATATCTCCTTCTTTGAATGAATAACGCCTCTGGGTTTACTAGGAACGAATCCCCATGAAAACTTTTAGTCCAGAACTTGTATATTCTATCATGTCTATTCACTGGTGGTAGCTTATAGGTAAGTATGTGAAGTATCGTCAAAATATCTTTGACACTCCCGTTGCTTTCCCTTTTTACTTTTTCCCAATTATAGAATAACATATTATAACAAACTTTTAACTCCGTGTCAAGATATATTTTTTCATGCTATACTTCAAAAACTTCATAGCCCTGTCGTATGTAATATCCCCTTCTCGCCGAAGCCTGCTTTCTAGCAGTTCGACCATGTAAGTTAATATCCACTACTTTGGGCTGTTGTTTTCCGTCATACATTCTTATTACTCGCCCGATTAACTGTGTGAGCAAGGGCTCATTGTTTATGGGCGTACCTAAAATGAGACAACTAAGGCAATCTAAACTGATACCTTCTGAGAAGATACTTTGTGTTCCAAAAAGAACATCTTTGTCAGTAAAGATTTCCTTAACCATCTCTGCTCTCTGCTCGTGTGGAATATCTCCAGTTACGCAGATTGCAGTATCTCCTACGAGCCTTGCACAACTCTTTAGGAAATCTACTCTATCGGCTACTACTAGAACTTTATGACCTTTTGCTGCATAACTTGCGGCAAGTATACCGATCATATTTTGGTATTCCCAATCAAAAGCAAGTGAGTTGACTCTTGTAGCCCAGTCAACATTGCCGTCCATGAAACGAATACCAGAGTTTATAATATCTACACTTGGTGTAAGATAATTCTCTTTTGGTGGTTTGAAAACAGTACTCGAAAAGTAATCACGAAACACTACATGTCTTCCGTCTTTTCGTTGCAAGGTTCCTGTTAAACCAATTTTATTCTTTGCTCGTGAAGCATCAATAATTCGTGTAAAAGTAGGGCTACTTACATGATGCATTTCATCAAGTATAATAGTGCCGAACTCTTGTGTGATTTTGTCGATATTTCGATACAAAGTTTGCACATTTCCCACGACGAAAGGCGAATCGATCTCAAACTTCCCTGAGCCAATCACACCCGCCGTAACCCCGAAAACTTTCTTTACTTCTTTTTCCCACTGCCCTCTTAAGGCTAAAGTGTGAGTAACAATTAAAGTTTTCTGTTGTAATTTATTTGCGATAGCTAACGCAGTAAATGTCTTTCCCCAACTTACCCAAGCGTTGATTATACAACTGCCTTCGACTTCATCATATACAGACTGTTGAGAGTCTCGTAAAGTAAACTTGAAGTCAAGTGGTTCGATCGGTGAATCAACACGCTTATCAACTATCTCGTAATCGTCTGGAATTAAATCCGTTCTCCCGATTGGTAAGGTCACTAAACCTGCTCTTACTACGCCCATATTCTTTATGATGATAGGCGGATCAGTAGGTCTACGAGGCGGTATACTGTAGGTGAGTTCTTTGTCGAGGTATTCTTGATACTCGTTACTGCACTCTATGTATATTCTGTTGCTTAATACTGCCTTCATTGTGTCCTTGTGTACGAAAAAACTCTAAAGGGCGAACCAAAGTATATGGTTGGGAGAGTCCATAAATTTAAAATTATGGTCGCCCTTCGAGTTAATTATTTAAAATACTGTAAAATGTCCTCTAAGTTTGCATTTATAATTACGCACTCGCAATTATCTATCCATGAATCTTCGGTATCATCTCGGTATCTTTTTGATAGAAAGTCATACCTGTGGTGCCCATTTATAATATAGTATTTTCCTGCTTTTGCTGGACATACTTTTATTGGGTTTCTATAAAATCCGCCGCTGAGACGCATTTCCATTTTCTTAGTTACTTTACTATCTCTGTCTTTTTGTGTTGGAAGTAAGTCTACATATTTTATGTTTTTTACTGTAAATGAAAAATCAGATCGTTCAATATCTGTCATATGCACTTGTGGCATATCTTTTCTTAAGTAGATCATTAGTCATCCAACCCATGAACGTAATTGTCGTTCTTTTCTTTGTAACCATAAAAGCTACCTTCTTTTTCCTCTTTGAAAGGAGAGGATAGATCTTCCCATTGTCCATCCATCCATTGCCAAACATAATCGTCTAATACTTCTCCAGGTACACAATCATATTTTTCATGATAGTCATAGTGGTCAAACTCATCATCATTCCACTCTGGAAATTTTTCAACCATTACTTCATCTAGGTCAGAGTCTTGAAGTTCTTCATAATCAGAACCTGCTACACCGTTATCATCCCAAAATATTTGTACTCCAAGAAAGTTTCTAAACTCATCTTCATACTGATGTCGAATTAAAACTTTAGGATCAATACTTGCTAGATACTCTACTAAGTGGTTACAGAACTCGCTTACTGGTGACCATGCAGATACTATATTTATATAATCATCAGCACCATCTTCAATGTGAGCCCACTTTGCTCCTACATTTTTACAATACCAATTATAAGAATCATCCTCATTATACTTAGGCATAAAAGATAACTCCTCGACTCCAACATGTTCTTGGATTGTCATTGGTTCGCCTTCCCAGTTTTTTATTTCCCTTTCCACTGTTTTGTTTGCTACTTCATCTGCAAACTTGTCTATTACTGCTTCGTTTCCTATTACAGTAATATAATTTGATACATGATTTGCCATGTTATCTCCTATTTAAACTCGGGACCGTTGTACCACTGAACCAGTGAGTACCTCTTCCCTCTTTTAACTTCAGTAACTTGATGTTGAAGAAAAGAGGGAAATACAATAACTGTACCTCTCTTTCTCAACTGTCCCAAAGGCATCTTTAAAGCTGCACCATTTGGATCTTTTATTTCAAAGTTACCACCTTCATAATCTTTTGGATGAGATAAGTTTACTGTAATAGACAGCTTTCTGAAGGGCACATTTGGATTCAAAGATGAATCTGTATGCCACCCATAATGTCCTCCTCTCTTATACTCTCCGAACTGTATTTTCTCTTTACCTGTTACAATAAAGTTCCATGCTTCTAGGTTTGCTAGTGTAGCATATCCTTGTAACATTGTTTCGAGAAAATGTCCTTGAGGAAACCACGATACATTTGTAGTTCTAATATTTTCCATATTAAGTTTATCGTTCTTTGTAGCGCCGTATATACCTGCTTCTTCTAATCCATTTTGTTTTCCGAGTTCTATTATTTCATCACAGGCTTCATCGGATATCCTGTCTGTTTTTGAATACCAAAATGGTACTCTATACGCATGTCGTATCATATTTTTCTCCAAGTATCTTTCCACTTCTTTGTACTTAATTCATATAAGTATGCAGGTCGTTTGTTTATATATAATATTCCTGCGTATAATTCAAGTCTAGTTGGAGGTCGAGGAACTTCAAAAGGAAAAGGAATACCTTGAATCCATATCAAAGTAGCAAAATCTTTATTTTCTACTTTACCTATTAGATGGTATTTTAAGTCTGCTTTTTTACTTTTTTCATATATAAAAAACTTTCCATTTGAGTCCACATAAAATCGTCCTCTGTGTTTTATTAAACCACCAAAATTATCTATTTGATGTTTTAAATCATACATATTTTTTAAAGGTGTTCGTAATCTTCTTTCACCTATACTTTGTCCATCAACATTTGTATCGTCAAGGACTGCACCATCAATCCAAAGTACGCCATCTCTACGCATAACTTCATCGGAATGAACCACATAAAGTGGGAATCGAATATCTTCTAGTTTCATACTATTGCCATGCAAGTCGACCATGCTTCCCCGTCGTGGGTAAGAAAAGGTTCGCACTTCTCCCAGTCTGTCGGTTCGACAGGGGGTTCTTCATAAGTTGTAGTTGTACAACTTAGTAATAACAATACTACTAATAATTTCATTTTCTTTGACTTGCAGCAAGAGGATCTAACAATACTCTTTCTCTTCTTGAAAGTCCATCAAATACTCGTTGTGGGTTCATTGCAGGCAGTTGACAACTATAATTAAAATCAGAACTATCAATCCATTGTTTTAGTACTTTTCTAGTATGCTCCATACCATTGTCTTGCCCTTCTATAACGCTTGGCACTACTAGTTCTATTAATATTTTTTCTGTTCCTCTTTTAAACTCCATACTTTGCCTCAAATTTTCCGAATGAGTAGTCGTCTCCGACATCAAAATCACATCCGACTGGACAGTTTGGTATTGACATACCTCTGTCTTTTTGTATACATTCTTTTACTATTGACATATACTCATCTACATAAATCATATCAACTTCTGCTAAGATAGAGTCATGCACTAAAGCAAATATCTTGGCTTGAGACTGATCGATTTGATTATGAGCATCAATCGCTCCGAGTAAGTTTACATCAGATGCTATAGACTGTACTAGAAAATTAATACCAGATCTTACTTCATGAGATGCAATACCTTTATCTTGTGAGAATACATTTGGTAATCTTCTCTTTCTACCAAAGTGAGAATATATAAATCCATTGTCTTGAATAAATCGTTTGTTATCATCTAACCATCTCTTGAGACCATGAAACTGCTCAAAGTAATCTCGAATAACTGCACTTGCCTCATTCATACTAAAGTATTTTCCTGAGTCTTTGGTAACTTGCTCACTGATCTTCTTCGGACCAGCTCCATACATAATTC